ATAGACTCACTAGCGTACATAGACCAGTTAGCTAAGGTTGCTTACGCTTTTGACTATGAAGAAGACGACTACGAATTCCTAGACAAATACGCAGGCTATTAACTATGCTAGAAGATAATGAAGGTTTTGCTACCGAACAACACCTAGAAGATTGGGTTATACAAAAGTGTGACGGCTGGAGAGATCACTTCGAGGCTAACTACTCACAACGCTTTGACGAGTACTACCGCCTGTGGCGTGGACAATGGTCTGCACAGGATCAAGCACGTACCTCAGAACGCTCTAAGATTATCTCTCCTGCGCTACAGCAGGCTGTTGAGTCATCAGTAGCAGAGCTAGAAGAAGCTACCTTTGGCCGTGGTAAGTGGTTTGATATTAAAGATGACTACATGGATCAAAGTCCAGAAGACATCGTTATGCTGCGTAATCACCTTGAGGAAGACTTTAAGAAGAACAAGGTACGCAAGGGTGTTGCTGAGTGTCTAATCAACGCTGCTGTATTTGGTACAGGCATTGCAGAGATTGTCATAGAAGAAGAAAAAGAGATGGCTCCAGCTACTCAGCCTGTACTGGGTGGTGAGCTGACAGCGGTAGGTGTTAACATCATTGACCGTACATGCGTTAAACTACGCCCTGTAATGCCTCAAAACTTCCTTATTGACCCAGTAGCTACAGACATTGACTCAGCTTTAGGCTGTGCTGTAGATGAGTTTGTTTCGTCTCACTCAGTAGAGATGCTACAAGAAAGCGGTGTATACCGTGAAGTAGACATTGTTTCAGCTACTCCAGACTTCGACATTGAGCCTGATCAAGACCTTACTCGCTATGACGAAGACAAGGTACGTCTTACTAAGTATTATGGTCTAGTGCCGCGTCATCTGCTTGAGAAAGCAATGAAGGATGACGAAGCAGAAGACGAAGAGATTGTTGAGTTTGAAGATGAAGACGATTCATTCTACGTAGAAGCAGTTGTTGTTATCGCCAATGGCGGTACATTGCTCAAGGCTTCGCTTAACCCCTACATGATGCAGGATCGCCCTATCGTGGCATTCCCATGGGATGTAGTTCCTAGCCGCTTCTGGGGCAGAGGAGTATGTGAGAAAGGCTACAACAGTCAGAAGGCGTTAGACACAGAACTACGCGCACGTATAGATGCTCTAGCACTAACCATCCACCCGATGATGGCAATGGACGCTTCTCGTATGCCTAGAGGCGCTAAACCTTCTATACAGCCGGGGAAAACCATCCTCACTAACGGCAACCCTTCTGAGATTCTACAGCCGTTTAACTTTGGTCAGGTCAATCAGATTACCTTTGCACAAGCTCAGGCTTTGCAGACAATGGTACAGACAGCTACAGGCGCTATTGACTCAGCAGGTATTGCTGGTTCCGTCAATGGAGATGCTACTGCTGCTGGTGTATCTATGTCACTAGGTGCTATCATTAAGCGTCACAAGCGTACTCTTATCAACTTCCAAGAGTCGTTTATCATTCCTTTTGTTACGAAAGCAGCTTATAGGTATATGCAGTTTGAGCCAGAGATGTACCCAGTAGCTGACTATAAGTTCCATACGTCTAGCTCGTTAGGTATTATTGCTCGTGAGTATGAGGTTACACAGCTTGTGCAGCTTCTACAAACCATGTCGCCAGACACTCCTATGTATCCTAAGCTGGTTATGTCCATCATTGACAACATGAACCTGTCTAACCGTGAAGAGTTAATTCAGGTACTTGAGCAAGCCAATCAGCCTAACCCAGAAGCACAGCAGGCACAGCAGGCCGCACAACAGCAACAAGCAGCCTTCCAAGCGTCACAGACTGCTGCACTCAACGGTCAGGCACAAGAGTCTGATGCTAGAGCGAAGAAGATGGCAATGGAAACACAAGCCATACCACAAGAGCTTGAGATTGATCGTATCAAGGCTGTAACAACAAACCTTAAAGTAGGAGACGCAGATGACAAAGAGTTCCAGAAGCGTCTTGAAATCTCTAAGCAGTTACTCAAGGAACGTGAAGTAGCTGTTAAGGAAGGAAACGTAGAAGCAGCCCCAGCACCACAGCCACAGCCAGCGCCTCAAGCGCAGCCACTACCACAAGCAACCTTACCCCAAGGAGAATTGCCACTATGATATTAACAGGTAAAATGTTTGAAGATGCAATGAATCAGATTAATGAAGCATTTGCACAAGTCAACAAGAAGGTTGACAAACTAGAAAAAGAGATCAAGACCCTGACACAGGAGAAAGCCAGTGGCAAAGCCAGCAAAGGGCAAAGCAAAGGTTAAGGTAACAGCTAGTGGCAAGAAGGTTAGCTACGGCCAAGCAGGTAAAGCCAAAGACGGAGGCCCTCGTGTAAAAGCGGGGACTTCCAAAGGAGATAGCTACTGCGCTAGAAGCCTAGGCATTAAGAAGGGCTTATCCAAGGATAAACAGAACGACCCTAACACGCCTAATAACTTATCACGTAAACGCTGGAAGTGTTCTGGCGCTAAATCGAGGAAATGACATGCCATACGGTACAGGTACATACGGAACAAAGGTCGGAAGACCACCTAAAAAGAAGAAGAAGCCAGTCAAGAAGCCAGTAAAGAGATGAAGGGTCAGACACACGGTGGCAAGGGAAGTGCCACTAGAAAGACTGATTCAGCCAAGTTTGCAAGCAATTGGGACGCTATATACAACAAACCAGCACAGAAGTCAAGTAAAAAAAAGAAATAACGCTTGACTTTCTTATGCTTTTGTGTTATAATAACTAGGTAACCTACACTTAAACAACTGTCCTTAATGGAGAAACAGTGATGATTGATAAAGATTTAGAGCTATACTACCGCAACGCGTCCGACATGTTTATAACTGAAGGCTGGAAGCAGCTAATCAGTGACCTAACAGCTAACGCAAACAACATTAACTCTGTTGAGTACACTAAAGATAAAGAAGACCTGCACTTCCGTAAAGGGCAATTGTCAGTTCTTGCAAGCATTATTACTTTAGAGACTCAGCTAAGAGCCGCAGAAGAGCAAGCCTTGGCTGAAGAAGAAGACCAAGACGAAGCAGCTTAATGCGTATTATCTTAGAGTTTAAATGTGAGGATGGTCATGTCAATGAGAGATTTGTTGAAGATGACTGTACCCACACACCTTGTTTAGATTGCGACAAGATAGCAAAAAGAATTGTAAGTGCTGTTCGTTCTAAGCTAGACCCTATTTCTGGAGACTTTATGGGTGCGACCAGACAGTGGGCAAAGAACAGAGAACAGAAACTGCAACAAGAACGCAAGGCCAACTCCTAACCAAGGAAGCCCTGCATAATACACCTCCATAATGAGATTACTCACGGAGTTTAATAATGGCAACACTATATGACGAGCGTCCAGAAGACGTTGACAACGAAGAAGAAATAACAAGTAGTCTGACAGAGGAACCTGAGCTTCAGGAGACTCTTCAAGAAGACGACATTCCCGACAAGTACAAAGGAAAGTCAACCGCTGATATTGTAAGGATGCACCAAGAAGCTGAGAAGCTCCTAGGAAAGCAGAGCGGTGAAGTAGGGGAGTTACGATCAGTTGTTGATAACTACATACAGACACAACTCGACACCAACAAAGCACCAGAACAACCTGAAGAAGATATAGACTTTTTCTCTGATCCCAACAAGGCTGTCGAGAGAGCTATTAAGAATCATCCTTCAATCAAAGCTGCCGAAGCACAATCTCAGCAGTATAGACAATCCACAGCACAGGCTGTTTTACAGAAGAGCCACCCTGACATGCAAGAGATTTTGCAAGATGGTAAGTTTGTAGATTGGATTAAAGGATCAAAGATTCGTACACAACTCTTCGCGCAAGCGGATACGCAGTATGACTACGAAGCTGCTGATGAACTTTTCACTAACTGGAAGGAACGTCAAGGTGCAGTAGCGCAGACTGCTACAAATGAGAAAGCTAGTCGCAAGACCGCAGTTAAGAATGCCTCAGCAGGTAATGCTAGGGGTAGTGGTGAAGCAGCTAGTCGTAAAATCTATAGACGCTCAGACATTATTAAACTAATGCAAACCGATCCTGACCGCTACCTATCCTTGAGTGACGAGATCACCCAAGCCTATGCCGAAGGAAGAGTGCGCCAATAACTCTTATTTAAAGGAAGTATATTATGACCGATTCAGTTTATCCCCTAATGGGTGGAGCAGTAACAAACACTAGCGCAGCGAAGTTTATCCCAGAAATCTGGAGTGACGAAGTAATTGCTGCATACAAGACTAACCTTGTACTAGCTAATCTAGTTAAGAAAATGAGCATGACTGGTAAGAAAGGCGATGTAATTCACGTCCCTAAGCCAGCTCGTGGTTCTGCTCATGCTAAGACAGCAGGCACTGCCGTAACTATCCAGAACAGCACAGAGTCAGAAGTTCTGATTAACATTAACAAGCACTTTGAATTCTCTCGTTTGATCGAAGATATTACCGAAGTACAGGCTCTTGCTTCTTTGCGTCAGTTCTATACAGGCGATGCAGGCTACGGTCTAGCTAAGCAAGTTGATACTGATTTGTTTGAGCTGGCTAAGTCTTTCGGTGACGGTGATGGTTCTAGCTACGTTAACTCTGGTTCTTTCCAGATCAACACTACTACTGGCGTTTTGGAAGCATTTGACGCTGACGGTGCTGCTGACATTGGTGTTTTCACTGATCCAGTTTTCCGTGCCTTGATCCAGAAGATGGATGATGCAGACGTTCCTATGGACAACCGTAGCTTCATCGTACCACCCTCGCTTCGTAATGCCATCATGGGCGTTGAGCGTTATACCTCTACTGATTTTGTTAATGGCAAAACTGTAGAGACTGGTAAGATTGGTAACTTGTATGGTGTTGACGTATTCGTCTCTACTAACGTACCTGTTATTGATACAGGCGTCCGTGGCGCACAGTTGATCCACAAGGACACCAACGTTCTTGCAGAGCAGCAAGCTGTACGTTCACAGACTCAGTACAAGCAGGAGTTCTTAGGCACTCTCTACACTGCTGATACTTTGTATGGCGTTCAGGTTATGCGTCCAGAAGCAGGCTTCACTCTAGCTGTAGTATAAGGTAACAAACTAGGGGATTCTTCGGAGTCCCCTTTTTACTTTTCTTTTGTTTTCT